ACTGCACCTGATACAACAGACATTGCTGTTGCGACAAATACCATCTGGAAAAAGAAATCAGCATACATGGAATGAGTGTCTGGTTCATTCCACCCATACATTAGTCTGTATCCCAAAAACAAAAATGCGATAGATGCTACTGAAAATAGTGCTACATTCTTTGTTAAAATCTCTGTGACATTTTTGGTTCGTACTGAACCCGCTTCTAGTGCAGTAAATCCTGCCGCCATCCACATAACCATTGCACCCGATACTAGAAAAAATATCGTGTTTATTGCATAATTTGTTTCAATCATAATTTATCCTTACACGGAGTAGCTTTAACTTTTACCGAACTTCCATCACTATTACGTTGTTTAAAATATATTCGATTAAATGTAGTTTTAACACTTAATCCAGGTAATCCCATAGTCCATTTTTCGTCACCTTCGGCACCTACTATATGGCATCCGATATATTCAAAATTACCATTACTCATTTCTGGAGCAGTTCCATTAAACCTAGCTAAGTTTTCTGGCGCACACGCACCAAGAACTAACAATCCAGATAACATCAATATCTTATTTTTCACTTATATATTCCTCATTCTATTAACGAGCCTATCAGCTCTTTTTGTAACCTGTTTATACCAACTGGAATCAACCATCTCATCAGCAGCGGTATTCCAATCTTTCGCATCTACACCACGTTTCATTCCTTTGAACTTACTCAAACGAGGCCGACCCATATTGAACATCATGTTCGCAATTATTTGTTGAGCTTCTTCCGGCAAAGTTTCAAAGTCTGGGTATAGGAGCTCGCAGTCCGACAGGACTCCTTGGAGATCAGATTCGAAGGCTTCGATAACCCGCCCTTCATTAACTGTTTTGCCGTCATCCCAACCATATTCGGCATCTGAATCCAAAATAAGATGGCCAATCCCAAAAGTAGGATAACCAAGATGGTCTTTGTATACTTCATACTTTACCCCTTCATCAATTTCTAGCTGCTTTCTAAGTTTATCTACAATCATACTTTTTCTCCTTCATAATTTTTTCCTATATTAGAAAAATGTGTTTGAAAAAACAACTACAAACCACACTGCAATCATTATACCTAATGTTATATTCATCAATCTAAACCAATTCCAAGTTTAATTTTATTTATCAAATAACTTCTAATAAATCCAGATCGTACTATGTCACCAATTGTAAACTCTGTACAATTAAATTCATCCATTTCTTGCAAAATTCTTAGGAAGTTATGTAATCCATTTATTTCATTTGTTTTCTGTAGATCAGTTTGATCAAAATCACCACAGAAAATAATCTTAGAATCTTGTCCAATTCTTGTGATAATTGTATCCAGTTCATGGAAGCTCATATTCTGACATTCATCTACTATAACAATAGTATTATCAAATGTTAATCCCCTTAGAAAAGAAGTTGATAAAAAGTAGAGTGATCCCTGTCCTTTGAGTCGATCATACAGATTATTAAATGATTGTTCGTTAGGTTGCTCAAACATAAACTGTACCATGTTTTGATAAGGTACTTGATAAAGTGCAGCTTTATCTTCTTCATCGCCTGGTAAAAATCCAATCTCTCTTGTAGGAATTAATGAACGAACAATAACAACTTTATCATAGTTACTTTTTAAATCCATTACCGACTGTAATGCTAGATATAGTGATATAAAAGTTTTACCTGTACCAGCACACCCAAAAAGAAATTGATTTTTATCTTTCTTCCAAGATGCAAAAACTGATTTTTGACTGTCAGTGATTGGTTTAATTGCAACCAAATTGTTGTTACTAATTTCTTTACTTTTCTTCTTTGTCATTATTTTATTCTTTCATAAAAAATTAGGTGAGAGGGAGCAATTCTGCCCCCTCTCTGGTACATAGGCGGAGGGACTTCCCAGCTTGCGTCAATGCTGTGCAAAGGTGCTGAAGTTTGGTTTTTCTCGCCTGTACCGTGTTCTTATACATTAATTTACGACACCAAAGGTTTTTTCTTTTTGTGTTTTTCTATTACTGCTCTTGCTTTAATTTTTGCATGAGATTCATTACTCTTATATCTAGATGCAAGAGGACTGCCAGGATGAGCGTCTGCAATTTGTGACATACGATCTTCAAATCCACCATCTGTTTTAGGCCCAACACCCATAATATGATCTCCTGTATAAGAAAACATTACAGGAACTTGTCTAATATGTTTATTTTTTTCTAGAAATGTTTCTCTCTCTGCAAAAGATAGAAACTCATCCCACTCTTTACCTGTTTTCTCATCACAAAATTTGTATGTTGGCATTAAAAGTTAAGCTCCAATTGTTTTGGATCACCACCAAGTGTGGAAATCTTTTTCTCTAATTCATGATTTCTAGATATTACTTCTTTCAATCTTCGTAATACACTATAATGTGCTTCTGTTAAACTGGCCATATCATTTTCAATAGGACTCATTTTATTATTTTCTTCACGCAATCTTCTTGCCATGTAATCCCAATAAGGTTCTCTCTCCATTAGAATTATCCTTCCACCATTTAGGGGCTGATCGTTTCTTATTCCAGGTTGCAATCTTTGCCTTCTCTATTATATAGTAAGTTCTGTATGATATAACAGTATCATCATTCTTACACTCTTCGGGCATACATTGTGGGGGGTCAGTGAAATCTGTAAAAGATTTTTCTAACAGCTGTTTAGGAATAGGTTCAAGACCAGTTTTAAGTCTTTCTGTAGCATGAGTTTTATCATATCGATACGTGTACTCATTCATAAGAGCAACCATATGATGATACAACCAGAGATAGTGAAAAGGATTACTACGTGTCCAAATGGTACTAGGGTGGTTTTTGTGAGCCAACTTATACAATCCTACTTCATTTGCATACTCATCCCCATCACAGACACGATGGGCAGTAGAGAGCATCTGTGCAGACTCAAGTATCATCTTTACAACGTGTTTATCACAACTCATCTGTGCGGCAATCTTGGGGTCTTTATCTAGGTAGAATATATTCATATCAATTTTTCCAAAAAATTATCATAATGTTCTTCAATATTAATGCGTTTTTTGGTTGGTGTAACATTTTGTGCAAGAATATCACACTGACCAACTAACAATTTTGTTGTTACATTTGCATCATTTACTTTTGCCATCTTTATACAAACATCCCAAGAAGCAAGCAATACCGTATTTTTATGGGTATCATAAGCAAGCATGTAATCAAAAGTTTGCTCTGGGATACCAAGGCATTGACCAGCAAAATTCTTTAATATTATATCTTTTGTGTGAGGTTTTGTTTTAAGAATTAGACCTTCAACTGCTTTGGACTCATATCGAAAACCATCTACTCCATCATAATCTTTTCCTTTTGAAACATTACCTACATATTTAAATTGACCATCACTCCATTTTTCTGCCGATCTTTCTTGTGCATCAGATTTCATAAAATTATATTGTGGGCCCTTTAAATCTTTTAGAGCATCAGTAGTTCCAAAAATTTCTTCCCAATTAAATCTGTCCCAATCAATCCCACTCATTTTTCTATTTTCTCTTCCAGCTTCTTCTTCTGCTTTTTCAATTTTGCAATATCCTCATGGAGACGCTCAAAATCTTTTATCTCAAACAGCTTAGTTTCCATTCGACTTCCAAGAGTTTGTGCTTCTTCAATCAATCCCAACAAATAAGAGAAGTTTAAAGTCTTAGTACATTCTCGCATTTCATCAAGAACACTACACAGATATCTATTCACCATCTTCTAACGCTTCTTTAACTTTCTCTAAGAGATTATCAAAGGTAGCATAACCGCCACCCATCCACTCACCATCTTCAAATTCACGAATCTCTATATTTCCTGCTGGTTGGCTCTGACCATCAATAGACAATTCATCATCTTTCATCAACGATATTTCAATATGTTTCATTTTTTTACCTTCTCTTCTAGTTTTATAATACTACTCCTTTTATCACTTAAAGTCAATACCCTTTCTTGCTCAATCATGTCAATTATTAAGTTTGTTATGGATACTTCTTTACCTAACATACCAATCTTCTTTTCCAATTTAATAAGAGTTTCTTTGTAGTATTCTATCTCTTGTTCTTTTTTAAGTTTAGATTCTATCAAATCAGTAAGTGATATTATATCACTGGTCATCGATTGTCGCCATCTCCTTTAATTTTATTACGTTCCATTCTAGACTTTAGTTTGTCTACATTTGCCTGTGCAACCTCTTCTAGTGTCACACCAAGGTCATCAGCAAGTGCTGAGATGTACCAGAGAACATCACCTAGTTCTAATCCTACACCAACGAGAGTCTTACCATCTCTCATATGTTTCTTAACTTTTTCAGCAACTTCACCAGCCTCTCCACACAAACCAAGTGTAGGATATATTACCTTAGAGTCAGTTGGATAGATTGCTGTTGATCGTGCAAATTCTTGGTATTCATCGAATGTCATTTTCTTTCCTGTGCAATGTTAGCTCTACGTTGTTTTCGATTTATAGGTGTTGGATAAGGCAACGCAGCTATACGTTTTTCCTCAAATGATTTTAAAATTTGACGAATATGTTCTCTCTCATTTTCATGAAGACTTTTGTCTCTATTTATCATTTCTTCTCCCATTTATAAAAAATATGATCCTGTATCTCTACAGTCTTAGTTTTAGTTTTTACCCAATCAGGGTTTACATAATCAGCATGATAAAACAAAGCACCGTCTGTTATATCTATAAAAGGTAACTCATCATATACTAGAGTTTTTGCAATCTCTATTAGTCTGTTATAAATTTTTCTATCTTTAATTTTATCACTCTTACCATCACAGTACCAACTGAATTGACACTTATGGCGAATAGGTATAAATTTTCCATTTTTCTTCCAACTTTCTCTAGTTGGGCCTTGCTTGACCACCTCACAAATAGTATTAGGAAAACGACTATCTATAACACGATTTAACACAACACTAGATACAGCAAGTAAACCAGCTGAACCCTGACCTCTTGCTTCATGATACATATTGTCTGCCAAACATATTACTGAAGATGTATTAAAATCAAATTCTACATCATCTGCTTTAACAGGAGTGATAAACATAAATCCTGTTAATAATAATTCACTTATCATAATAAGAACTTTCTTTAAACTCTTTTAAAAGATCACTTTGCATACGATATGCTTCTACTTCCCAAGGTTGGCGCATATAATCGCAGTTAGTATAATTACGATATTTACCATCCTTGCACAACCATAATCGTTTATTTGATTCTTCTGTCATTCTTTTAGTTGCACCTTGCCAAACATGCACCATCTCATGACAAACAGTTTCTATAAACTCTTCTTCATTTAAAGATTGTTTAATTTCTAAGTTGAATTCACGATTACTATCGCCTTCCCAACAGAAACCAGTAGCATCTTCTCCTCTCATACTTTTAAGTCTAACATTCACCCAAAGAGTTTTCATACGAGGCATAAGTTCCCCTATACAAAATTCAACTACGTTTTCGGCAAGAGTACGTCGAGCTTTGTAAGAACCATTAACTTCAATATTATTAAAAATAATCATTAAAAACTACTCTAAAAAATTTTAATTATATTAACGTCCTTGTCTTGGATCAGGGCCATCTAGTTGCATAAATTCGTCATTCCAAGAAAATGCTTCCTTTACAACTGGTTCAGATAATCCTTTATATTTTTGATGAAGAATTTTGTCTTTTGCGGCAACGAGAACATCTGCTTCACTTTCATGAAGACCTTCTAACATTTGAACAAACATTGTTTCGCGTTTGTTCTGATTAATGTCATTATTACCACCTTCAATAAAATGGAACAATTTACGAGCTTCATATGCAAGAACATTATGTTCTGTACCAATAGGAGCATCATTTCCCTTATATGGAACTTCTCCAGCTGGTAATGCCCATTTGATTTTTGGATCAAAAGCTGACTTGATTACCATACGTAGTGAATCACTATTATGTTCTTGAAGACATTTAACCTTGTCTTTCTTTGATTTGATTTTTGAAACCTTTTCCAAGATTTCTGAAATTAATAAATCCATTATTAAAATTCTCCTATAGATTCTGTAAGTGTTTTTAGTCTCTGTTTTATAAAGTAATTTAGTATTTTGCTGCGACTGTTTTCCGGTGCCTCTTTATATATATCTAGTATTTCTGTTCGTAATTCATCTGGAATACATCCTAGATCAATTAGAGTTTTATTCCTCTGGAAGTTCCTCTTAACTTCATCATTTGGAAAATTACCATCTATCATTGCAGCTATCTTCTTCTTACTTAGGGGTTTCTGTCGAATACCATCTACAAAAGAATTATCTGGTGAAAGAACATTAGGCACACCATCACTAGTATCACCTTTTAGAACGTGTTCTTTTAGATAGTCATCTGGATTAAAACCGTTAATCATTTTCTTAGTAATAGGACTGTATTGTTTTACATTTGGATATTTCTGTAATTGGATAAAATCTTTATCACCAGAAAGTATCATAACCTCATCAGAAGATTCTGAACAAAGAGTGGCAATAATATCATCAGCTTCAGCACCATAAACTTCTAAGAACTTGTATGGCATATTATTCTTAATTTCTTCTTTTATCTTATTCAAACATTCGAAGATATTATCCCAATTTTTTTTATCTTTATCTCTACCTTTTTTACGACTATGTTTATACTCTGGGAAATAATCACGCCTCCAATAATGTCTTGAATCATAGCACAAGACAATCTCTCCAAACTCAGATACAAATCTTGAGCGATACATTCGTAGTGAATTAAGAATCATGTGTCTTACAATGTTCTCATCAATCTGATCCTCTTTCTGCATATGTAAATGCATCATAATGCTTGCAAGAGAAATTTGGTTCATATCAACTAATATCATCATCATCTTCCATTAGGGCCTTGCCTCTTTGTTTTTCAATCATACTAATAATAACAGTATCATTTAATTTGCAATTGATAGAATTATCTGGATCAGTTGATATATCAGTAGTCATATCCATTAATATTTGCAAAGGGTGTGATATATCATTTGTTTTGAATATTGATGCTTTTATTGTTTCTGTTATGAAAGTGATATTTTTAATAAAAGATTTTTCACCAGTATCTATTCCATTCTCAACTAATATTGATAAAATAGACATTAAACAGATATGAGAAATTTCATCACAATAAGCAAGTTGTTCAGCCTTTACAATTTGGTCTTCCGTAGGAGTATTTATTGTTCTTCTCCAAGGGCCCTTAATAATTTTTGCTGATGATTTTTTTTCTTTAGTCATTCTTCCATACCACTTTCCCAGACCATACCCAAATCTGGATAGAATGTTCCAACATCACGTTTAGGTTTCCCTATGTTTGGGCCAAACCAATGATATGATAATGCGTAGCAATGATTACGAATTTTTCTCTCTTGGTATTCACCATAAAAAATAGATACCCAATCACCATGCTTGAGATAACTTTGCATCTCTCTTATATAACCTTCATGCATTGCAAGTCTTGCAATTGATCCCTTAATGTTTTGTTTCACTTGAGCTCGTTCAGTAGTTGCAAGTTCTTTCTGTGTTTTAATCCACTTCTTAATCTTATCAGGATGTAGTGGGTGAACATCTAGTAATTCACGTAAAGATTCATGAAAACTACCTTTACCATAATTTGGATTTTTTGCAGCTCTTACTTCTCTTGCCTTTGCAAGACGTTCTGATGAAGCAACTTTCTGTTCATCAGTCATAGGTTTACGTTTCTTCCTAGTCTTAGGAGCAATCCACTTACTATTTTCTGTAAGTGAAGTGATTTTCTTTTTGGCCATTGTAACCTCTTTTTTAACTTTCATTATAATAACTATATCACACTAATTAGTTGTTGTCAAGGTAAATTAAATATAATTAATATTAATATTTACGCGGCGGCTGTCATTAGTACATGAAGTACTATGATGGGGTTTACTTGGATCAAAAAACAATATTCTATTTGCACGACTTTCAATCTCTGTACCGTCTTCTAACACAGTAAATCCATCATTATCATTTATATAAAATACTGCTCCCTTATGTTCAAAGTTAGTATCAACATGATCTTTATGATGGATTATTTCTTCTCTTTTAATATAAAGATTTGCTTTTGCTCTTATCAAAGTTTCAAAGTTAGGAAGATTTTCCAGAAGTGGTTCGATAGACCTATAAAAAGGACTTTTTTCTGGTGGGATTGGATTGCCATTAAAATCAATTTTTGCCTTTTCAACTAAACCCATATAAAATAGATGCATAAAATAGATATCATTCTCAGTACCATCTTTATCAGCAATATTGTAACTATAATGCCAATTAAATTCTGGGCCTAAAATTATTCTTTCTAATTTTGCAAATTCTTTTATTGATAAAAAATCATCTTCAACTTCAAAATCCATATCAAATACCTTTAAAATACATAACAAATCCGTTAACAAATATTGCACATGCAATCGCATTAATAACAATCAATGCACGATCATTCCACATAATACCAACCCATAACCATCCTAAACAACCTAAGAACTGTAACATCATATTGTATGGATATAACTGATTAGTTGTTGCTATCATTCCAAATATCAAAACTATAGATGATGCCCACTTAATATACCATACTGTTTTATGATGTTCTTTTAGGGGAGTACTTTTTTTTGTATCATGAGACAATGTTAATATCCAAAATCTTCAAATCTTTTTTGTAGTGTCTTTTTTTCTCTACGAATTGAAGCAGCTCTTGATCTTCTACCTTTTTCACCTTTAGTCATGAAAAATTCGCGTTCTCGTAGTTCGTTAAAGACACCCTCTTGTTGAAGTTTCTTTTTTAAAATTCTCATTGCCTTATCGATATTATTGTTTCTAACTTCTACTCTCATTTAAAATATCAACCCAACTAAACCAACTGCTGAGTTTACAGTTAAAACTCCAACAAAAATTACTAAACTTAAAATCATCTTCCAATATCCTTTATACTATTTTTACTGATTACTTGATATGCACCCTTATTATAAGCTGGTGCAATTGTGAAATTGTGATCCATCACTTTTTTCTTTGGTGCTACTCCTACTGGAATAACATTAGAAAGTGGTGGTAGATCGGGTTGGTGGAGGCAAACGGGATTGAACCGCTGACCTTCTGGTTGCAAACCAGATGCTCTCCCAACTGAGCTATGCCCCCCTATACCCATCTTCTTTAAAAACTTTTCGTGTTTGATCTCTGCCTCTAAAACAGACTTAGATTTCTTAAATTTCTTGCGTTTACGAGTACTAGTTGTACTAAAATAAACTGGTAATAGATGCATTGTCATATTATAAATATACTACAGTGAAGAAGATTTGTCAAGGACTATTTTAATAAATATTTTTCATAACCCAAATGTTATTCTCTAAACAAGCAGTACCTCTCAATTTAGTAAGTTTTTGTCCAACTGTAACATTAGATATAAATTCTCTACAGTTACCTTTTGTTGTAACAGGGCCTTGTGTTACAGTAAACCCTTTTTGTGGATTTGCCCAAGTAGACATTTGACCATTACTATTACTACTTAGGGATTGTCTCAACAACATTGTAGCGTGTATTTGATCTACCTTATCAAAGGTATCTCCAACGGTATAACCAAGAGCCATTCCACCTACAGATAATGCAGCAGCAGTTATAGGACTATAACTTGATCCTATCATTGCACCAACTCCCGCTCCAGCAATAGCACCAATCTTTGCTTTATTGAAACCATTACTTTTGGGAGCCCAAACTCCCTTGCCTGGAATGTAATAATCTTTAGACGTACATCCTGTTATTTTAGAACACCCTAAAGAGGGGTTTAGACCAGAGGGCATTAACCCCCCACCTAAACACCCACTCAGAGAGAAAACCAAGGTAATACTAAGTAGAAGGTTTTTCAACTGTCACTGTCCGATTCTTTTTGATTACGTTTTCAAGATTCATAATAGATTCACCTTCATCCTTCTTTTCAGAAGAATTGACTTCTGCATCAAGTTCTTTCCACGCTTCTGTGGAACGTAAACGACCATATACTAGACGATCTTTACGCAATCGATTGAAGATAATCTTAGATGCTTCTTTATCAGAATACTCTAAAAGTACAAATGCACGATACTGAGTACCAGCGGCAGAAACATCTACCTCAACAGGACTATAACCAGCAACATCGACATTAGCGATTACATTCTTTGCAACCTTTTCGATCTCACTCATAACACGGGTATCTACATCAGACTGACCAAACTTAGCCATCCATGATTTAGTCATCGCTTTCAACTTACCGTTGATACGATCTGCAAGAACAACCTTACCATTCAATGTAGCAATGTCAACTGCAAGTTGTAAGTCTGGTGCAGTTGCAGAACCGACTGTAAAGATAGAACCTTTCTTCTCAGGCATCTTCTTATACCAAGACGGGATAAGCGAAACAGCACGTTCAACCTTTGCAGTTTTGTATACAACTTCTGGTGTTTGTACCATAGGAACAGGGTTTGTAGCACCACATGCACCAAGGGTTAGTGCAACCACAGATACGGTTGCGAGTAGTTTAGCGTTCATCATTTAACATGCTCCTCTAATAATTTCGTTTGCACTGCAACCACTACCACGATAACCACGCTTTCTACGAACAAGATTAGATACCTTGCTGTTTGGATTATCAAAATCACTAGTGAATTGACCGATTCCTTTTTCATTGAAGACAAAATTCTTTTCCATAGACTTCAAACGATCAAATTCTCCGGCACGTTTTGCAGTTTCATTGTAACGGTTGAGAGTTGAAGTTCCACCAAAATTAGGATACGTATTAGTTTCATACATACGTCTTGCCCCTTCTAAAAATGAAGATTTAGATGAAGGCTTCCTAGTCCTACCTTTTGTCATATTAATAAGATCATCAGTAGAAATATTGGATTTAAATGTAAATCCTGTACCAATTGCAAACTGAGCTTTAGACATATCACCACAATTTATCCTTGGTGGATTACTAAGTTCAATACTTCCCGTCCTTACATCATTAGAACACAAAATCGTGATTGAATCTGCATTTTCTAATGTTTTTGGAGAAACCTCACCAGCAATTACTGTAGTACTCATTAGGCCAAGTACAAAAGCCGTTGTAATTATTTTCATAATAATCTACTTTACTTCCATAAGAGTCTGAACTGTTGCATCACGAATACCTGACTCTATAAAGGCGTTCTTGACGATTGGAATAACATCTGGATAAAATGCTGTAAGCATAACACCCAATACAAATCCTATAAAAAATTTAATCAACTTATTTCTCCTTATTAGGATCATTTGCAACTTTTATTGCTACTGAAGTCTCAGAAGGTTTTACAAAATCAGATATTGCTTTACGAGTATCATAGATATCTGATTTAGCTCCTTCTAATGTACTTCCACAACCAGATAAGGCCATCATCATTATCGATAAATAACTAATTACTAAAATTTTCATTCTTATATTCTCACTTTTTCTCATTACAACTTAATATTCTAACTTTCTGTTTTCCAAAACCTGACACTTCTGCATCAATAAATACTACTGTACACGATTTCTTAGGACTTGTCAAGTCACATTTCAAGTTTTTTTCACTTTTTAATGTTTCGGGTATAATAGTTCTCATAACTTTGATTTTTGCACGATTTTCTGCTAGACTACAAGCGTCTAGTTCAGACATATCGGGCCCAAAGATATAACTTCCTGTAGATGGATACCACTTACTCTTTATAAGAGCTTCTATGTTCATTGAACATTTACGAGTATCTTCTACATATTTTTTTACGTCTTTTTTGATTACACGTATAGACTCTATACTACCTTCATAGATAATATTGTCCTTAGATTTGTAATCACAAGGAGTTTCTGTCGCAAGGGCAGTAGTAGTCAGTAATGTACAGACTAATGTAATTAATTTATTTGGAGATTGCATCTCTTATTTTAACTTCTTTTTCATTATATACATAGTATAACATACCAATTAGAGTTTGTCAACAGTTAATTTAGGCAACTTCCTTCATAACTTCTTCACACAACTCCAAAACTTCTGTTTTGGTGAACCGCATTTCAAGAGTGCGACGATAATCACCAACACGAAACTTAGTAAGTTTCATCTTCTCACCAATCACTACATCTGGCGCTTTACCATTATCGTTTCCCAAAGCACCGACAGTAGGAGTATCAATTACATGACCAAGATATTCCATCATGCGAAAGCTAACCTGCTTTTTGCATCCAGTGCTTTCAAAATATTTTGTCATTGACCACTTCGTATTACCTTTGTAAAGGCCGATATTTGATTTTTTCACCAGTTGATTCATCATAATTTCCTTATTTCTCATTATATACATAGTATAACATACTAATTAGGGTTTGTCAACAGTTAATTTATTTTTAATTTTAGAAATAGGTATTAATGACTTTTCACCATCCTTATCTAATTCTGTCGCAAGGAATCCGTCTTCCTCAAGTCTATCTAGCATAGTCCCAACCATATCGGACAAAATCTCCATTTTAGTTAAATATCGTCCCCAAGCATAACAAGCACCCATAGTTGCTAGAGCCAGTGCAGTATGTGTATAAACGTCTATTTCCATAATAATCCTTTGTTTTCTCATTGTATATACATTATAACAGACAAAAATAGGTTTGTCAAGAACTATTTTCGCATATTTGCTAAAGGATTCTTTAAAGCCTTAATAATCTGTTCATTTGTTTCTTTTTTCAAAGTCTTCATCTGATTAGTTAGAGAATCATCCAAACTGTCCATACGAGTGCTTAGTCTATCTCTAAGAGTATTATTTCTAGTATTTTCCTTATCAATCATAATACGAGTATCATCCTGTATACCCTTGACTCGTCTTTCAATTGATTCTATCATTCTCTCACCACGAACAATCTCTCCCTTGAGATCGCGTTTAATCTCTCTAGCCTCATCTCTAGTTGCATCTGCTGATTTTTGAATATTATCTTCTAACTTCTCAAATACAGATACCTCTGATGTAAGCGCTCTCATGTCTGCATTTAGAACATCAAGCCTCTTATCAAAACCAGATAGATCTGGCGCTGTGTATTTCTCTATTTTTGTTCTCATATTAATATAGTCTTTGTAGAATTCAAATCCTGCATATAATCCGCCGCCGAGGGTTGATAATGCTGTAATAATTATGAATATCTTTCCACCTCGAAACTTGACCCCAGCGAACTCAACTTCTGTTGTGCCGCCGTCTGACATTTATTCTCTCCTATCTATATTGCATACCTGTTAATTCATCCATTTTTTCATTACTTCCACCAATCATAAAATATGCTGCAGCATTATTATCTGATATTTCTGAATCTGGAACACGGTCTGTACTAAAAAAGTTTGGTACATCAGGTAACTGTGTTTGGTTAGCAAAGAATGTTTTAGTATTTCCTAGAACTTGCATCACTATCAATGTCTTTAATTGATTTGTGCTGTCGTATTTTCCCTTATCACCCATCCTCTTAACTATTTTATTTGCAGCCTTTTGTTTTGCTTCTTGTTTTTTTACTACCTTTGTTTTTACTTTTGGTTTATTCTTTTGTTCTACACTAGCAGATTCAGTTTCGTTCCCCTCTTCGGGTTCAACACTCTCTTCGGAAACTGCTGGTTCTTGTCCCTCCGATCCTTCTCCGTCCGATACAACTTCTCCACTTTCCTGTGTTGTTTCTGTTTCGGTAGGTGACTGATCTCCTGCGTCCACGCTGTCATTGAGATCATTGTTCATCTCCATTTCTATCTCTGTGTTAACTTCTGCAACTTCTACTTCAACAACTGTTGGAGCTTCAACTGTAGGCATTTCTAATTGTGTCTCTATTTCCATTTCAGTAGAAACCTGTAATTCTAAAGAGGCAACTTGATTACCAGCAGGAGTGCT